CTGTCATTGGTGGGTATTCTAATTCAACACTCCACTTTGTATAGCCTGAACTTTTAGCATACTTTATACCTGACTGTGATCTTGTTATTGCAGTTGGTTGTAAATATGTTATTTCTGCGGCAGCTGGTGCAACTGTTGATGGCCATTTCTTTAATGTATCTTCACTTCCGTTTGTCCATCCATCATCTGTATCCCAAGTATCTGCGGCTTCTAATGCAGTTGGTGTTGGCGGGTATGTGTCTGCTGCGTCTTGTTCTATTTCAAACAAAACATAACCTGTTCCGTTATCATCGTATCCACTGCCACCAGTTCCACTAGCACCTGTTATATATCCATCACTGTCTGTTGTTATAGTTATACTTGCATCTGAAGTAGGAGTTAATGCACCATCTACACCTGGCTTCCAGTATTTTCCTGCTACAACTCTAGCTGAACCTGTGTAACTTGATGCACCTGTGCGTTGTCTAAATTGTTCATTGCCATTTGTAATTCGTTCCATACCAGTAATAACACCTGAGCCATTTACTTGACCTAATATCATTGGTCTATACCATATGTCATATATGCTTATGTTTCCACTGTATGATTTACTTTTAAGATAGTATTTAAACATACTGGTTGTTTCCATAATCTTGTCAACAGTTCCAGTTCCTACTATCCACTTAGTAATATCTTTATAGTTTCCGTCTCTTAAACTTTTAATTCTTCCCTTATAGCCAGTAGTATTTGTTCCAATATAATCTGGATCAATCCATTCAGTGCTACTGTTACTTGGGTATGTTAATATGCTAATCATTTTATATCCCCGCTCTACCGCGTTTTCGATACGCTTGGTTAATCATTCCAACTATTTGTTGTTTTTGTCCTAGTATGAAATCAGTGCCCGTAGATGGATCTATCGCATTTATGTTGAAATTAACTGTTAATCCACCGCCACCTGAGTCGCCGTTGTTTCTTGCAATACGTCCATTGCCACTTGGTGTAAACATCTCGGGTCCGTTTTCACCAACCATATAACTTTTACCACCTGTAACTGGTCCACCACTTGCTCTAAATAGTCCGCTTAGGAATCCACCACCTGGTATAAAACTTAGTAATCCTTTTGCAACAGTTCCAAAGAGACTTCCGCCTCCTCCACCGCCGCCCATCATACCACTTATTATTCTTCCAACTGAACTTGAACTACTTAATGCATCAGTAACCATTTTACCCATAGTTGACTTAAAGAATCCACCAAAGCTACTTAGGTCCATTTTACCTTTGTTTAATGAACTTGAAATAGTATTAACATATCCGTCCATTCCGTGATCCATTGTATTAAGAACTTCAGTATTCATTTGTGCTGTTTGTCTAGTAGTTTCAGTTTTCATTCTAACAAACTCATCAATGATTGCATCAACCATATCTGGAACAATTGAGTGATCAACTGCTTCATCTTTTGTTTTACTAAACACACCTAATACACTGTCTTTCCATTTAGACATTTTCTTTTTAGTTGAATCAACCATGTCACCTAACTTACCAGTGATAGCTTCTTTCATCTTCTTAACTTCTTCTGGTATTGCTTTAATCTTTTCAACTAAATCAACAAAGAAAGTAACAAGCCCTTCAATAGCTTTACCGGCAGTTTCAAAGCCGTCTTTTAATAATGGTATTGATTTTTCTACTAATGGTGCAATTGCTTCAGCAACTGTGCCTAACACTTCAAATATGTTTTTTAACATTGGCCAAAGTATGTCACTTATTACTGTGCCAACTAAACTTAATACTGGTTTAAGTGTTTCAAATGCATCTGTTACACCATCAATTATATCTGGCATTTTAGCCATTAACTTTTCTGCTAGTTCAACTAACACTGGTAGTATTGGTGTAATAGCATCAGTCATTAACTGACCCATACCTTCTTTTAATCTACCTACAGTATCATTAAACTTCTCTGCATTTTCGGCTGCACTTACATCTACAATGTTTGTGTTTGCTGCAACATCATCAAGTGTAGCTTGTAAGTCTTCTGCAGTTGTGTTGATACTTGCAAACTGTTCTTGAATCAATGGACCTGCTCGTCCACCAACAACTTTTGCAAAGTCTTCTGTTGTAATTGTGCCTTCATTTAAGGCATTCATCATTGCTTGTAGCAGTTCAGGACCTGATTTTAATTCACCATTTGAAGTTTTAATTGAGTCACCTAGTTTATCAGTAACTGCGGCAAATGATTTTTGTCCTTCTGTTCCTGCTTTAAGTCTTGAATTCGTTTGAAGCATAGCTCTATCAAATGTAGCAGCATCAATACCTGCTTCATTCATAGCTTGCTTCATTACTTGGAAGCCTTGGAAAGCTTCATTGGATCCTGCCGCACCTGCAGCCCTGGCACTTTTTGCTAAACTATCAAAGTTATCAATAGTAGTTTGTATTCCCTTAACCACACCAAATGCCGCAAGGGCCGTTCCTGCAACACCAAGTGCTGCTTTGAACTTATTTGATTTTGCTGTTAAGCCATCTAGACCGCCACCAACACTGCCAATAGCACCTTTGGTATTATCCTTTGCAGTAATATCTATATTATAATTGTTACTCATAGTTTAATTCCTTATCAATTACTTTTTTGATTCTTTATAGTGTAATACTGCGTCCAACCTCTCAACTCTGTTGTAGAGATATTGTTCATGATCCACTCTGCACTGCGTCCTAATTGTTCAGCTAAGAAAAAGATGAAATACAGATCTTTTTCTTTTACTGCTTTCCCACGTCTTCGTCTTTGATCTCTTGGTTCATTTCACCAACAACTCTAATAATAATATTAGGGTCTACTTCATTCATTAAACGTGTCTTTGACGCATGTGTAAATAATCTCTTTCCATCTTTATCCAATGATCTAACTATTAGTGTTTCAATCATTGCTTCAACCATTTTACCATCGTTGCTTAGTTGAATAATCTTTTCTTGTTGTGCAAATGTAAATGCTGGCTTGAACCAAATAGTTGCACTCCATTCAGGGACTTCAATACTTAGTAGTCCACCTGAAAGTTGATCTTTGAAATGCGCCGTAGCGTTTTCCATAATATTAAATTTATCAGTCATAACTGTTTCTCCTTGTTAGTTATTTTTTTGTTTGCTTAAATGCATTGTCAACAATACCTTTAGGCTCTTGTCTTGACCAGCCATCATCTAAGATACTAGCATAGCCAACTGCGTTAGTAAGAATCCTCTTACTTAATCCGCTTCCAATCTTTAAGTCACCTACTTTAGACCAAGCCTTTCTCGCTGCACCTGTTCTAATTGGGGTTCTAACTCTTAGATTGCTCGTAAAATTAGTAACAAACTTGTCAAAGTCTTTTTGCATTTCTGTTTTCATATTTCTTATTGTATTATTCTTTGCCATTGTTTGTTCCTTTTGTAAAGTAAATAGGCTGGTTGCCCAGCCCATTCATTAACTAGATGCTCTTCCGAGGTCTCCAGTTCCAGTAAAGTTAACTGTTGCTTGAACAACATCAGCTGTTTCACCAGTCATTTCAAAGCTAGTAATAATAATATCACCGCTTAAATTTGCGCCTGATCCTTCTGGGTAAAGAATCATCTGAATGTAATCTGCTGATCCGTCACCAACGCCGGGACGCAAGTAAGTTGTAGATATATCTTGTTTATTGTAGATAAGATCTAAACTTCCTTCCCAACTCTTCAGAGTAGCAACATGCGTTCTGCTTGACGTTGTGCCTGTTCCAAAGCTGGTTGTTTCTGCTGTTTCAGCCGTCTCAGTTAAAGAATAAGATGTGATTTGCGCCACATCCGCTGCTTCAAGACTTAGGACACCTGATTTACCTTTTATCGCCATTATATTTCTCCTAAATAATGATTATTAAATAGTATATACATATGATACTGTAAACACTACTCTGCTTGAGCTATA